GCGCTCGCTGGGCGTCAAATTGACGATTACCTTCAAGAGCGCGAGGACGGCTAACGTAAGCTCGCCCCAATTTTCTGTGATAAATACAAGTGGGTCCATTATCGTTTGATTCTAAAGGTGTAGTCCTGCACTGCAATATAAGTCTTGCGGTCAGCACTCACCTCAGTTATTTCGTTAGTGTATTGTATAGACTGCACGGTGATGTCGCCAGCTGATGCGTCGTTAACTGTAACGCTTTTGCGATCTAGGGCGGCTCGCACTTTGTCTGCTAGGTTGTTGCAAGATTCATATGTAAGACCTACGCTAAAGATTTCGCACTGCGCCTCGTCAATGGGCGTGCCGTCCTTGGTGTCACTTGGTGAGTTGCTTACCACGCTGTACACGATGTACGGCATAGCAACGCCCTCCTTTGCTAGCTCAGGGTAAATACGACCGCTAACCTGTCCCATGACAGTCGCGTCGTTTACAAGCAGATTGTATATGGCCAGCCCTACTTTCATCGCATGAACTTATTGTATTCTGCACGCAACAGTCGTACAAGTAATGCTCGCTGACGGCTCTCAGTTGCGCGCTTGCTGCGATCAAATACGCCTGTGTTCGGCGTTGTCTTTTTTATTCCGAAGCTGTCGCCACCCTCGACGATGTGCGCAAACCAACCATCAGCATTTTTACGCGTCTTGCGTCGTCCAATCGTGTTTGTGCGTGGACCTGCCATTACGCGTGCGCTGCGTCTCTCTGGTTGCCAAATGCCAAGGCTTCGGCCTAGCTGACCACGCTTGACCAAAATTTCAGAGCTGCCGCGTCGCTGCACCAAGATGTCGCGGTCAAAGTCTTTAACGTTAGATTTTGCAGACTTGACGTACACGTCCGCAACGCGCTCGTTGATAGCAAGCAGATTGGCGTAATCCTTTTCACTCCACTTTGCCAGCTTATCCAGCTTGCGCATCACCTTGTCGAGACCGTCGATTGTTATCTGTGACATCACTCAGAAATTACGCGTTCTGTAACCAGGTAAATCATGTCTTTGCGCCCTACCTCCTGCACTGCAAGGATGTTGTAGTAATCGTTGCCGTACTTGACGCGGTACTTCGGCGTGACTAGGCGTGTAAACGCTGAAGAACGCACGCGCCAGGTAACGCGATTGATAGCGGTTTCTTGATCTGCAATAATGCTGCTGCGTGCGGCCTTGTTGTCCATGGCTGCCCACACGTTCACAAATGTTTGCCACGCGTCAGATTGAGCCGCCTCGCCGTACGCGTTAAGGGTAGGGCTTGATGCAGGTGCCTCAATAGTAATGCGACGATCTAGAAAGCCAATGTTCATTGCCGCATATCAATAATGCGCTCGCTGTTAAGCAAGCTGTGAACACTGATCGGCACTGTGTTAGCAGATGCGCCGGTAATGACTGCGCGACGATTCTCAAACCAGTGCGCAACGAGCAGCTTTGTGGCTGTTTGAATAGCCGCGGATTCTTGTGCGCCAACCTTGCATTCCAGGTACACTGGCGATGCGTTGAATTCCTCAAGGTCTGGCGTGTCGTGAAAGTACACGCGCACCGTGTTGTCAGTGTGCGTCTCGTTGTACCAATTGGCGGCCGGCAAGGTTTGCAAAGTGCCGCTTCTGTCGTAATACTTGACGCCTGTGATACGCGTTACAGGACCAAAGGCAAGTGAGGCACTACGCCATTTTTCTAAGTAAAATTTAGCGTCGCTTTCTCCTGTGAAATGACGATTCGTGTAGTCACTGATGTGCGTAACCGCTGCGTCAAGCAGGGCCGTGATCGTCGTGTCCTCGTCAGACCCGTCAACGCGCAAAAAAAGCTTCATATCAGCAAGTGATACGACGTCAGTTCCAGAGGTGTATGCAGGTTTGTCAATGATCATGGCAAGGAAAAAAAGGAAGCCTAGCCCAATTGCCAGGCTTCCAAGTTTAATTATTAGGCTTGCGCTGCGAAGTCCTTAGTGTATGCGATTGCGTCGGCTTGACGTACGTCGACATCGTAGAACTTGTTTACGTGCAAAGCAATCTGAGCAGTTCCTGCGTTGCTGTATGGATCAACCAACAAGTCGATACCACCAAAGAACGCCATAACCATACCCAAACCAAAGTCACCAAAAGCAATCGAACCCAAACCAAGGCCACCAGCATCCGCGTCAGCCAATTGTGGGGTGTAGAAAGTTTGGTATCCGTCGAGGCTGTTGTTGTTAATCAACGCGCTAACAGATGTCACAGCGGTTGCAGACTTCAACTTCACCATTGCCTCGGGGCTGAGAACGTAGGCGCAACGTGCGAGGTCGCCACCAGCAGCCAAAACAGCCTTTTGCATGGCGTACACATCAGCAGCAGTCAAAGCCGCATCAGCCTTGTCGACAATGGTGCCAGCAGAAGCAGCCACCTTTGCGAAGACAGCGGCATCAATGGTTTCGTTGATACCAGCTGCCAACTCCCGTGCAATCATGCTGTCAACCTGTGCACCGCCTTGCAAAATCAATTGCTTGCTGTACTTGGTGTTAGCAGCGACACGAATTGGAGAGAGTGTCAACTCGTCGAGTTCCAACCCTGAGGCATTATCAGATCCAACTTCTGTTTCCTGAGCACCCGCAGCCTTGGCTGAAACGCGTGGGAACTTGAGGTTACCAGTAGCGTTGTTAATGGTTGTCACACCAACGCGCTCGGCCATGGTCGGCGTACGCAACGCGTCGATAACACCAGGCACGCTTGTGGCAACAAATCCTGAACCGTCGCCTGAATCTGCCTGAAAATCGTCAGCAGAGCCAGCACGAAACAAAGCAGAAGCAGGGATACCGATTTGACCTGACATCTGCAAACCGCGCATCTGGTACTCCTTGGCGGCTTCCTGTGACCACTCAGCTTCAGCGCCTTCGAGTGCCTTGCCAAAGCTTGCAGCTTGCACAGCGCGGCTGAGGCTGAAAGAGCGGTTGATTTTGTTAATTTCCTTAGCCTCTGACACCGACGTGCCGCCCATCTGGGCCTGACGCGTAATCATGTCTTCAGCAGCTTGACGGCGTGCAATCTTGCCATCGAGACGCTCAACCTCGCGCTTGCAAAGGTCGGCTTCTTCTTGTTCGTTGTTGGTCCAATCGCGGTTTTCAGTTTCTGCGACGTTCACCAACTCTTCGAAGCGATCGGCGTGCTTGGCACGGGTCGCCTTCATCTCATTGAGATTCATTTGTTGTGGAATTTGAGGTTCGTTATTTTCTGTATCTGTGTCGGCAACCGCATCCGCGATCACTTCGTCAATATCAAGCTGTTGATCACGCGCTTGCACCGTGGCGGCTGCGTATGCGGGATACGTCACTGGTGACACATCCAACAGTTGCCGCACCTTGTCTACGCTGCGCACTGTGCGTTCCTCGTTCCATGACTGCTTGTCAATTGTGAACGCAAACGATGACTGTGAGATGTCACCGCGTTTAACGCTTTCGTAGAAGTCCCGTGCGTATTGCTGGTTACCCAGCTTTACTCTGTATTTTAATCCACGCTCGTCTGTTGACAGCTCAAGCGTTCCGTTGCCCGTACGGCCCAAGATAAGATTGGGGTCGTGATTAATGAGTGCGCGCACGTCGTTGTCCATGACGTCATCAAATGCGCCTGGGCGAATGACCTCGCGGAATGCGCCAAGGTCCGTTTCGCTGTTAAAAACAGCTGCGTAGCCCTCGAGCGTCATTTCGTCGCCGTCAGACTCGCGCACTTCAATAGTGCCCATCGTCCGCTTCTCGGCGTCTTTATGCTGGTTGTTGTCCTCCATCGGTTGATACTTTCTCGCTGTAGTCGCCTAGGCGGTCCAATGCGATTTGATTAATCTGTATTGTATGTTGATCACCGCCGTCTACGGGGTTCATTTGTTCCTTGCCGCGCACCTCGTTAATGCTCATTACACCACTTTGCAGCATCTGCTGGTAAAAGTTGGTGCGCGCAGCCAAGTCACCACGGTACAGGTCGTTCATGTTGAATTTGCTGTACACGTCTGGGCGTTCAAAGCTTTGGATCAACTTGCGGTCAATCTCCTGTTCAATGCGCTTGGCCCAGGGGGCAATTGTGTGGCGTGCAAACTGCAAATTTTGCTGTTCTACGTTGTTGAACGTCGTTTGGCTCGGTAGTTGGACCAACGACGTCGGTACGCTGTATATGCGGCAAATTTCCTCTGCCTGGAACTTACGCGTTTCAATAAACTGCGCTTCATCGGGCGTAATTGTGATGCGTTGGTACTTGAACCCGAACGGCAACAGCTTAGTACCTGCGTTCATTGCGCTTTGGTTCCAGCTGTTTTGAATGACGTCCATTTGTTCTTTGCGCAGCGGCTGATCTGACGCCAAAACGCCTGTCATCTGCCCTTTTTGCCCAAAATATTCGCTTCCAAAGTCCTGTGCGGCCTTGGCCAAGCCCATGTTTTCGCGATGCAAGCGAATAGGGCTCATTTTGTTCATGCAGCTAATCTCAAGCATGTTATCCTGAGTGACTGCACCGTAGTTGCGGATGACAAATACGCGTTCCCCTTCCACTTCCTTGACGTCAACGTCATAATAGCTTACTGGCACCAAGCGTTCCGCATAACCTCGTGCGTTCCGCTCGATAATTGCGTACCCACAGCCGTACATGAGCGCGCTCGACATCAGGTTCTCCCAAAAATCGTATGCGTTTTGATGCTCATTTGGCGCCGACGTGATCAGCGCGTAGGATGGGTGTTGGTTAGCAATCTCGATGTTGCGCCCGTCGCGCACGTAAATTTCAAGGTCTAGGCTGCTAATTGTGCTTGCAATCTTGTTAATGCAAGCGTAGACGGTGCTAATGGCCAGTGCGCTTTGTTCGGTGACATTAACTCCGCTGCGCACCAGGGGGCTAATGCCCATTTCGGCCTCAAGTGTCTGGCTGTTGTACTTACCTACTCGGTAACGGAACAGGGCGCTAAGGCGTTCAGTTAGTGTGGCCATACGTTGCGGGTTATCTTATAATATACGGCGTA